ACCGTTGACGCTTTAATAGAAGTTATCGGTAATCAAAACTGGGGTGAATAATGAGTATTTTAAAAGTTGACGCTATTGTCAATGAAAATGGTGGTACCACAGCCACTATTAATGGTTATACACCAACCGTGTCTAACATGGCTGGCAGGAATCGCATCATCAATGGAGATATGCGGATTGACCAGAGGAACACTGGGGCGGCAGTAACTGCTGCTGGTTCTTATGTTGTTGACAGAATGCGAATAACAAATATAACGGATGGGGCATTTTCAGCACAACAAGATTCTTCTGCTCCAGTAGGATTTACAAATTCTGTAAAAATTACAACAACAACCGCTGACGCAACTCTTACTACATCTCAATCGCTTCTTTTAGAACAACGACTTGAAGGTGTAAATACTTATGATTTAGCATGGGGAACGGCTAATGCTAAAACGGTTACATTGTCTTTTTGGGTTCGCAGTTCTTTAACTGGAACATTTGGTGGTGCTTTACAAAACTCAGCTCAAGATAGAAGTTACCCATTTACTTATAGCATTTCTGTTGCTGATACTTGGGAGCAAAAAACTGTAACTATTGCTGGTGATACTACTGGCACTTGGTTAACAACAACTGGAATAGGATTAAGGTTAGCATTTGGTCTGGGAGCAGGACCAGATAGGAGTGGAACTGCTGGAGCATGGGCGGCAACAAACTATTTTTCAGCCACAGGCGCAACATCCGTAGTTGGAACCAACGGCGCAACTTGGTACATCACAGGCGTACAGCTTGAGGCAGGTAGTGTAGCTACACCGTTTGAGCATCGTCAGTATGGGCAGGAGTTGGCGTTGTGTCAGCGGTATTATCAAAAAACAAATAGTTTTATGGGGGCAGGTTCTTCTAGTGGGACTTTGCTGTATGGCTCGCTAACCTTTATCACAACCATGAGAGCGTCTCCAACATTAACACCTGTTGGTGGCGTTCTCCACATTAGTGATGGAGTTGCCGCAGATTACAACCAATCATCGACAAGCCTAACTATTAACTCAAACAGGGTATCTATTCACGGCTTAAGTTATGAGTCTAATAACTGGTCTGGAATGACAAACTACCGTCCGTATTTTTCAAAACAAGACGTTTCAGGTTATTTTTCTATAAGTGCGGAGCTGTAATATGTACAAACAATATAGAACTGGTTACACAGGCGAAATTAATGAACACGCAATCATTCGTATTGCAGACAATGCTTGCATCCCATTCGACCCCGACAACACAGACTACCAAGAGTATTTACGTTGGTTAGAAGAAGGTAACGAACCAGAACCCGCCGATGAGTAACAGTATAAATACTACTAAAATCAATGGGAATCAATCATGAGTTATTTAGGAATACCACCATTTGGTCAAACAGTTAGAACTATAACTGAAATTCTAGCTGATTCTGCGCAATCATCTTTTCTTATCAGTGGTGGTTATATTACTGGGTATGTAGACGTTTATCTTAATGGCGTTGCATTGTCTTCTTCTGACTTTACGGCAAACGATAATATAAATGTAGTTCTTAGTGTGCCAGCAATAACCGGTGATGAATTTAAATCCATAGCATATTTCCCTGTATCATTAGTTGATACATATAGAACAAGTGAAGTAGATACTTTAATAAGAAATAACGCGGCGTCGTATACAATAGCTTTAGGAGGCTAACTTAATGAGCAAGAAATTAATCCATAAATACACGTTTGACGCGTCTGCTCAGACCGTTACGCTTGATGGTATTTATGGTCAAGATCGTCTTTTGATGATCACAAATATCACCGATAATATTATCATTTACTTGTTCAATAGCCCCGAATTAGGTCTTACCAACTATTCAATTGATACAGTAGCAGAAACAACGACATTGAGTTTGGTGTATGATACATCATTGATGTCTGATTCGGATACGTTACAAATTTATACAGAAACTGATAGTCAATCATTTAGACCTGATAAATCATATACAGATCCTGTTTCAAAGTTCCGTGTCAGTACACCAGAGAACTTGATTGATACTGACTTTGAATATGGTTTACAAAGTACCAAGTGGGAAACTCTCGAGCTTACGAAGAATATTCCTACTTTCTATGCTCGTAATGGTGACCAAGAAATTACATTAACTGATGTTACTACATTTGCTGATAGTAGTACTATTACCGTTACAACATCTGCGGCTCATGGACTACAGCGTGGCTCACCAGTTATTATAGTTGGTACATCAACATCAACTGCAGATGGTGGTTTCCTAGTACAGAGTGTGCCTGATATAACAACATTTACATATCAAGCTAAAGCATCTCAATCTACTGCAACATCTATTCTAGAGACATATACACAACTATTTCCAGGATCAATTTATTCTGGTACTGAGTTTAAACTAGCAAACGTTGGTGGTATTACAACTGATGGTGGTACACCAAGTGTACTTACAGTAAATACTCAATATCCAACTAATTTTACTGCTGGTACAAGTATGGCATTGGCAAATACTTTTGCACAATCAACCATTCCATTTCTCACAAATAATATTGAACCTGATAACTATATTGCAATTGATCAATCATATACAAGTGCTACAGCAACGGGAGAGAATTCCGGTTTTGCACTTGGTGGTGTCAATTGGATTAATATTATTCCACAAAATACACTTGGTCGCAATACCATATATTTTGAGGAAGGTTCTCTTGATGTAAATACCACCGACAATACAATTCGATTTGACACACCTCACGGATTTTCTAGTTTAGATTCCATTATCTATATGTGTGATGCGGGAACCAATACACCGATTGGTGGTATTACCGTCATGCGGGGCTATTACATTACCGTTGTTGATACATATACCATTCAGCTTCGTCTGACGCGTAGTGTTACAGGCACAATTGTAAGCCTAACATCAAATGGTGTAAGTGGTGGTATTACCAAATCATGTTTTGTAATTGGTATTGGTCAAGGTGTCACATCACATACCGCTTCAACTGATAGAGCTACTTATTATGCTGCTCACGGCTTTAGCACGACAACAGCAAATAATAGATATTTTGCAATTCGGGATAATGATAATGTAGGAATTCCCAACTTAACTGATACAACTAGTATTGCTCTTACTAATAATTCTAGTTATGATTATTGGGCTGCGCGTACCGCATCTACTTCACATACTGCTAGATCCACTTCAAGTGCTGGTATTACTGCACTAAGTGATACAACAACTGATTATCATGTAATGCATGTTTCAAACTCTAGGCCTAGTGGCTCAAGTAGTTTGTATTTGCCATCACATGGTTTGAGTACTGATGATATTGTAAATTTAACGGCGACTGCTGGTACACTACCCCTAGCTCTTACATCAGGTAATTATTATCGAGTTGTAAAAGTTTCTGATGATAGAATCTCGTTTAAAGATATTGCTGGAGCTGATATTCTATTTTCTGATGGTGGATCCACAGATCTTCAGTATCGTATTACTGCCATTCTTCCCATTAGTACTAGTGATACCATTACTATTGCTAATAATCAGCTTAATGACGGCGATGCAATTATTTATTCTGAAACTGGTGGAACTACAATTGGTGGTTTAACTGATGGCGTGACATACTATGTGGCGCGTAAGTCTGGTGATACGTTCAGCTTATCAACCACACCAAATGTAATTAATTCAACCCTTACTTTGGCCAATCAAACAGCGACTTATGTTGATACAACAAATAGTTATATTATAGGTCAGACACATGGTTTCACTACAGGCCAGGCAGTTGAATATATTGCAGCAACACCAATACCTGGATTAAGATCAGGTGAAGTTTATTTTGCTCGAAGTGTAACATCGGATTCATTTAGTCTTCACCCAACCGCAGCTGAAGCATCTGCCAATACTAATAAGACAATATTATATGCAGTCAGCACAGGTACTTCATTATTCAATGGATTGAATCTTGTTGATATCACAAGTACCCCTTCTGGTGAGACACAAAACTTTATTGCAAACTTTGTAGGCGCTGCTGATGGAATTTATGAAGTAGTCTCAACTGCAGCTGATCAATTATCATTTACACTTTCATCAGGTAATACGGTAACACCAAGAAATATTACTGGCACTTGTCAAGAATTATTTGCTCCAACGGTTGATGGATTTTTCTATGAAGATCACGGTCTACTATCAGGCACCCCAGTTTTATATACAGAAACTGGTACGGTTAATATAACAGGTCTTACAGATAGTACGACTTATTATATTATTAAAGCTAGTAAAGATATTTTTAAACTAGCAACAACTCAAGCAAATGCACTTGATGGCATTGCAATATCATTGACCGATTCTGCTGTAAGCGCAGACCAAGATGGTACACTAACTTTTACAGGAACATCAATTGTTGGTTCATTTGTTGCTAGTGGTACAATTACATATGCTGCAAGTGCTACAACAATTTACGGCCAAGATACTGCATTTACCTCATATTTTAATGCTGGGGATACATTCTCTATTAACATCCCGCCAGAATCTGTCACCACGGCATTAAGCTCTGCTAGTGATACAAGTGATTATTTTGAGACCGCCACCAACCATGGGTTAACCGATGGTATGATGATTCGCTTTACGGGCACAACACCATTGACTGATGTTGACTTTGATAAAAACTATTTTGTCAACTGTTCTGTTACGGGTGCTGCAACTACTAGATTTGCTGTTTATTATTCTGAAACTGATGCATCGGCCGATAGTAATAAAATTGATATTACTAGTACTACCATTACCGGTGCTAGTGTGATAAGTGTGCCTGATAGTGGTTCGGTTATTCAAAGAACAATTGATTTTGTTAATAGTGATACACAATTAACGGTCACTGAAGCATTACCCGCGCAGGCACAATCAAGTATTAGTTATTTCCTTAATACCGGTTTACTCTTACGTTCTGATGGTTTTGCTTTACATCGCCCATATGATGGTGGTGTTGAGTTAATTCCTTCAAGCAATCCAGATAGCACGATGATTAGACAGACACGGAAATATTTCCGTTATCAATCAGGTAAAGGTATCCAGGTTAGTTTTGCCGTTAACTTTAGTCCAACAAGTGGTGTTGATACATTTACCAGATCTGGTTCAACAGGAACAATTACAACAAGATTTCCCCATCGTCTGACTGTTGGATTGAATATCACAACATCCGGTGCTACAAATGCCGAAGCAAGTATTTGGAATGGTTCACATACAGTTACTGCAATTGTTGATGATTATACATTTGAAGTGGGTTTATCTAGTACGCCTTCTGATGCTTTTGCTCAAGGAATTATTGAATATTATATTAATCGTTGGATTAATAGTTCACTTCGTTGTGGATTATTTGATGACCAAAACGGTATTTACTTTGAATATGATGGTGATGAAATTTATGTTTGTCGTAAATCATCTACTCTCCAATTGGGTGGATATGCGACAGTGGAATTTAGAAGTGGTATTGTTACTGGTAGTAATACAAGGTGGAGTTCACAACTTTCCGTAAATGATATGATTGTTATTAAAGGACAATCATATCAAATTACAAGAATTGATAGTGACACTAGAATGTATATTAGTCCTAGTTATAGAGGTGCAAGTTCAGATAAGGTTATTCTTACAAAAACCATTGTTTCTAAAATTGCTAGACCTGATTGGAATGATGATGTCTGTGATGGCACTGGCCCTTCAGGTTATGTATTAGACATCCATAAAATTCAAATGGTCTATATTGATTATTCATGGTATGGTGCGGGTAAAGTAAGATTTGGATTTAAAGATCAATATGGTGATGTTATGTATGTACATGATATGATCCATAACAATAAGTTAACAGAAGCATATATGCGTTCTGGTAACCTACCTGCTCGTTATGAAATTCAGAATTATGGGGCACCATCTTATGTTCCAGCACTACCACACTGGGGTACTTCTGTTATTATGGACGGTAGATTTGATCCGGATAAAGCATACACATTTAATGCAAGTTCCAATAACATTACTGTAACTGGCGCTGCATCAATTACGGCATCAGCCAAAATTGACTATCTTAACACATATACACAACGAGTGGGTAGAAATAACTTATCCATAGGTTATGGTTTATTGTTGGATGCGGCTGATGCAAATCTTGCCGCCATTACAGATGGTGTTACCGTTAGTGGTGCTGGATTGGCAGCAGCAACACGTGCACGTAATCCAATCAGTACAAGTGTAACACCATATCAGCCGTATTTGCCTTCAGTATTGTCGAGAGAAGGTACTGATTTTGCTACACAAGAAGTACGTAACTTAATTGTTCTAGATAAACAACCAACTGCTACTGCTGGTACTTCAAGTACATATACTTTTGCTGTAAGTGGTGGTACTACCACAGATTTAACTGTAGCAATTCCTCTCATCAGTATTCGACTTTCACCAAGTGTTGATACAGGCACACCTGGCTTCTTGGGTGAACGTGAAATTATTAACCGTATGCAGTTGATTTTGCAACAGGTTGGTGTTTTGACTACTCACGCAATTGAAGTTAGATTGGTACTTAACGGTCAGGTAAGTAGTGATGCTTGGCAACGTGTTACAAATCCAAGCTTGAGTCAATTGATCATTCATTCATCAAATGATAGTATCACAGGTGGTGCGAGTGTATTTAAATTCCGTGCTGCTGGTGGTACCGGAACAACAGACCGTAGTCAGAATTTGACAATTCAAGAATTGGGTGAAGTTGCAACACTTGGTAACTCTATTCTTGGTGGTGATGGTACATTTCCTGATGGTCCAGATGTATTGACAGTGGTTGCAGTTCTTACGGAAGATCCATCTACCGTTTCAGATACAAATCCATATATTGTATCAGGTCGTATTAGTTGGTCCGAAAGTCAAGCGTAAGATAAAGAATATAAATAGAACTATACAAATAGGATTTCATATGATTTCGGAAAATTTAAAAACAGTTCTTGCTACAACCTTTGTCTTTTATCTAAAAGCCCATAAGTTTCATTGGAATGTTATGGGCAATGACTTTGCCCAATATCACGAATTTTTTGGTGAGTTATATGAAGAAACTTATACTGCGGTAGATCCTATTGCAGAATTCATTCGGACACAGGGTGTATTTTCACCAGGTTCATTAACTGAATTTGCTGAGATGTCCAACATTAAAGATAGTGTTGATGATCTGAGTGATGGTATGGCAATGGTTCAAACATTGGCTACAGATAATCAATTAATACTTAATATATTAAATCAAGCATATGATGTGTCTGAAGCAGAGCGCACATTTGATGTCAGTGATATGTTGGCAGGAAGAATTGCTGCACATAAGAAACACGGTTGGATGTTAAATGCATTCTTAAATAGACAACAGGGATAAATCAGATGGCGTCTCCTAATAGTAGAGCTACATTAATTGACTATTGTAAGCGCAAGCTTGGTGAACCAGTAATTGAGGTTAACGTTGACGAAGATCAAGTTGATGATCGAATTGATGAAGCCCTAGATTATTATAGGGAATACCATTCTGATGCCACGGTCAGGACTTACCTAAAACATCTTGTGACTGCTACAGATGTAGCAAATCAATATATTACTCTGTCGACGGATATTATTTACGTCACAAAGTTGTTTCCAATTACATCAACATTTGCCAATAGTCGCAATTTCTTTGATATTAAATATCAAATTATGTTGAATGATATGCATAACCTTGCCGGTTTTGTTGGCGATTTGGCTTATTACGAACAGATGCAACAGTACTTATCTCTTCTCGAGACCAAGTTAAATGGTGTACCACAGGTTCAGTTCTCGCGTAGACAAAATAGACTCTATATCTTTGGTGACTTTGCTGATGAAGATATTAAAGAAGGTGATTATATTGTTGCCGAAGTCTATGAGACAATTAATCCAGAGACACATACCGCGATCTATAACGATAAGTGGTTAAAAGCATATTCAACTGCATTGATTAAACAACAGTGGGGTCAGAACCTTATTAAGTTTGATGGTATGCAACTACCTGGTGGTGTTACACTAAATGGCCGACAAATGTATGATGATGCTACTGGTGAGTTAGAGAAATTAAAAGAAGACATTCGACTTGAGAATGAAATGCCACCAGACTTCTTTGTGGGATAATAATGCGTAATCTATACTTTTCAGACCAGGTAAGATCAGAGCAAAATCTTTATGAAAATATTATCATTGAGTCGCTTAAGATCTACGGTCAAGACGTTTATTATCTACCACGCACACTGGTAAATGAAAATAGAATCTTTGGTGATGATGTTCCGTCACAGTTCAATTCATCTTATAAGATTGAGATGTATATTGAAAACATTGAAGGCTTTGATGGCGAAGGTGACCTATTCAGTCGCTTTGGTGTAGAGATTAGAGATGAAGCAACATTTGTTGTAGCACGGAAACGTTGGGCAACAACTGTTGGTAAGTATCAGAATGAAATAACTAATGATAGACCAAATGAAGGTGATTTAATTTACCTACCATTGACAAAGAAATTATTTCAGATTAATCATGTTGAGCATGAGCAACCATTTTACCAATTGGGTAACTTGCCGCTCTATAAGATGCGTTGTCAACTCTTTGAGTACAATGATGAGAATCTTAATACCGGTGTTGATAATATTGATGCAATTGAACAAGCCAATGCATATGAATATATACTGAATCTAAATACTACGAGTGTTGCCAATAGAATTGGTGATACTGCAACACAGATTTTGGATTCTGCCTCTGGCCTGCAAATGGTTGGTGAAGTATCACGTTGGTCAGATTCAGATCGTAACTTACATCTCATTCATATTGGTGCCAATGATGGTAAATATCATGAGTTTGTGACATCAAGACCAATTAGAATAACAGGGGATTATAGAGCAGATTCTGATTTTACTATTCTATCAATTAGTGAAAATAATCAAATTTCCAATAATGAACAGAATGATGACTTCAGTACATTATCGGATGATTTCTTAGACTTTACAGAAGCTAATCCTTTTGGTGATCCGGAGAATAATTAATGTTTGGAACGTATTTTTATCATGAAAAGGTTAGAAAAGCAGTAGCCATTTTTGGTCGTCTGTTTAATAATATATACGTCCTTCGGAAGAACTCTTCTGGTAGCGTCATTAGCCAAGTGAAGGCACCATTGTCGTATGCGCCAAAGTCCAAATATTTGGAACGTATTAGAGAAAATCCAAGTCTTACCGATAATAGTCAAGTCGCCATTAAGTTGCCACGGATGTCTTTTGAAATTACATCCTTTGCATATGATACATCACGTCAGTTGGCAAAGACTAGTACATTTAATACACTAGGTTCGGTATCGACTACAAGACAATCATTTTTTGCACCAGTACCCTATACACTTACATTTCAATTAAATGTATATGCAAAATCTCATGATGATGCATTACAGATTGTTGAGCAAATTTTACCGTATTTTAATCCTCAGTATACGTTATCTGTTAAACCATTTCCTACGGTATATCCAGAGTTTAAAGAAGATGTACCTATTGCAATGCAATCGTTATCATTTACTGATGATTATGATGGTGCATTAGAGCAAAGAAGAACTATAATATATACTTTGGATTTTGAGATGAAAATCAATTTCCACGGACCTGTTGCTCAATCCAGTGTTATTAAAACTGCTATTACAGACCTACATCAAATTGGGGTTGGTTTGGCAGATTCTGATGTTAAATTGGAAACACTAACCACCACACCGGATCCATTAGGTTCATTTGGTTCTGCTGATAGTGATTTTGGATTTGATACAATAATTGATTTGGCTTTTGCCGATAGTGCTTAAACATTATGAATGATTCTGATAATATTAAAACTGATTATGAATATTCACGTGACACATATTATGATCTGATTAATAAAGGTAAACAATCACTGGATTTAATGATTGAAGTTGCTCGTGAATCAGAGCATCCTAGAGCATTTGAAGTCTTGGCTACGATGATTAAAAACGTCAGTGATGTTAATGATAGATTAATGGATCTAAATAAAAAGAATAAAGACATTAATCAAAAAGAGCCAAGTAATAAACCACAAGCACAAATAGAGAATCAACAGAATAATATATTTCTTGGTTCTACTGCTGAATTACAAAAACTATTACAACAAACTAACGCGATAGATGTAACACCAAAAACTTAGGAGGTTCTTATGGTAGAAGTTCAGTCTGTTTTAAACAGAGTAATGCAACTGAAAGAATTCTTTGTCGAATTTGAATTATCCGAAGATTTTTGTTTTCATGGTAGGTTACCATTTAGTCTAATTATTAATGAACAAGGGTTTTCTGTAGCCAAAGTACTTGCACTTTCACAAGACGAAGCAGATTATAAGGTATTGAATTATTTTATGCAATCTGGTGAGTACTGGCTTGCCGAAGAGGATGATGAAGATGATGAAGATGAGGATGAATGATAGTTAATGAATCTTATCTCGGTAACCCTAATGTTAAACGAGATGGAATAAATCAGCAATGGACTACTGAGTTAATCCAAGAGTATGCCAAGTGCATGCACGACCCAGAGTACTTTACTGAAAAATATATTAAAGTTATTTCACTTGATAAAGGTCTAGTACCCTTTAATCTATATCAGTATCAACGTAATATGTTTGCAGAGTTTAATGCAAACAGATTTAATATTGTTTTGGCATGTCGGCAAAGTGGTAAATCCATATCTGCTTGTGCATATTTACTTTGGTATGCTTTATTTCATTCAGAGAAAACAATTGTAATTCTTGCCAACAAGGGTGATACGGCACGTGAAATGTTGAGTCGTATTACATTGATGTTGGAAAACATTCCATTCTTTTTACAACCTGGCACAAAAGCACTGAATAAAGGTTCAATTGAGTTTTCAAATCACTCACGGATCTTGGCACGTGCAACCTCAGGTTCCTCTGTCCGAGGCTTATCAGTTAACTTATTGTATTTGGACGAGTTTGCCTTCGTTGAACGTGCCACAGAATTCTATACTTCAACATACCCTGTAATTGCTGCTGGTACTGAGACCAAAGTTATTATTACATCCACAGCAAATGGTATTGGTAATACATTCCAAAAGATCTGGGAAGGCGCCATTCAAGGTGTAAGTGAATTTAAACCAT